TTGAGCAAGTTCCATAGTATATTCTGCTTTTAGAGCTCTTGTTACTGCAGTCACAGTATGCTTCTCGATTGAGAATGCCATCTCTGCGAATGCATTTGTTCCAGAGTCACCAAGTGCCTCACCTTGTACTGTTGTCATACCTGTTGCAGAAACATAAGTTCCAGCTGGGCTGTCGTTTAGTACGGCAGGGTTAGTTTCTGTTGCACCAATATCTCCGCCACCAATTGTACCAGCAGCGTTTTGGTTAGCAATATCTGGCATTGCCTCATCAGCAAGTGCTTCTGCACCATCCATTGATGCAAATCTTGCTCTCATTGCAAAGATAAGTCCTGTTGGGCCAGTCATTGGCTGAACACCACAGATATCATATGCAATTAGATTTGGCATAGAGCGTCTTACTAGTGAAATAAGAATTGGATCAAAGGTATCTAAACCAGCATTACCACCGATAAAGTTAGTAGGTGCTGATTCATTTAAGAATGCTCTGTCCTCTTTGATTGATTTCTCTTGGTTTTCCAAGATGATTGTAGTAACGGCACGCCTGTAACTATCCTTGATCTCTGGAAGATCGTTGTGCTCTAGTACTGGTGCCCACTTTTCCTGTAGATGTTCTGTTTTGAACATTTTAGTTTCTCCTTATTGAGTTTTCTTATAATATTTATAAAAAACTAATTTCTTAGTTTTTATTTCGCCCGCTTTACATTTGTACTGATTGCAGCCATGTAAGCGGCCATTGCACCAGTTGTATCGAAAGATTCTGAACTATCAGTTTCAGAGTCTACTGATTCAGCGACAGTTGTTGCCTTTGGAAAATAACTTTCCTTGAGCTGGTCGAGTTTTTCCTTGAAAGATTCTTCATTACTAAAATCTACTTCTTCTGCGAGAGACTTAAATTTCTCGACTTCAGTAGCAGCAAGGTCAGAAGAAACTTCTGCAAAAACACTTTCACGAACTAGAACGTCATGTGATTTTTTCATCTCAGCACTCTTTTCAATTTGTTCGTTAAGTTTTGCTTCCAATTCATCAATCTTTTCAGACTGAGTTCCTAGAAGGTCGTACTTTTCATCTGGAACGTCAATGTAATGTTCTGCGAACAAGTCTTTCAGTCCAGAGATAAAGTCCTCTGCGATTTCGCCTTTGAGTCCACGCTCAATTGCGATTTCATTTTCTTTCATCCACTCTTCTACAACATAGTTCATGTAGTTGTCGACCTTTTCAGTCAACTCATCACGCACTCTGTTTACTTCTTCAGCGACTTCTTGAACTTTATCTTCTTCAATTCTTTCGACTTCAGAGCGAAGTTTGGATTTAATAGCGGCTTCAAAAATTGTAGCAGCTTTGTCTTTGAATTCTTCAGAAAGTTCCTCATCTTTTGTGAGGGCAGAAACATCATCAGACACATCTACTGAAGCAATGCGCTCGTCAAGAGTAGATTCGTCAACTTTCACTGACTCTTCTTCTTCTTCCTTGCCCATCATCTCCATTTTATTGTACATGGCTTTGAGTTCTTTTGCTTTCATCATTTCCATCTTAGACGCCATAGCATTAAGCATTTCTGATTTAGTCATGGCTTTTTCTTCTAGTGCTTCACCGTCATGTTCAATTTCGGTTTCTGCAGCAATAGGTTCTTTGATTTTAGTTGGTGTGTCTGCACCACCGGCATCTTTTGCACCTTTGGTTTGAGCGTCAGTCGCCTTCTTCATCTTATCTCCAGCTTTTGCTGAACCTGATTCTGCTTCTGTTGACTCTTCACCGGCACCGCCGAGGTCTTGGACTTCACCCTCTACCTTATCCATTGATTCACCTTTTGCGGCACCCTTTTTAGGGGCATCCTGAGCTGCTTCTTCAAGCTCACCCTGAACTTCCGCTTCTAGTTCCTCAATTGTCTTGTCTATTTCTGACATAGGGATTTCTCCTTGAGTTTTGTTTGTCTTATCATATTTATAATGATTAAAGTTTTGACAAGAACTTTGCAAATGCAAGGGCGGAAACATTTTCCTGTTTACGTCTTACACCTTCATTGATCTCATCTTTGATTCCAGCAATCTCAACTTCTTTGAGAATACCATTATCCCACACCCATTCCTTACCTTCCATAATGCCCTCAACGAAGGCCTGAGGCGCAGAAGGGTCTGCAACGATATCTGCCGCAGTTGCGAGATAGAAATCGTCTTTCACATAATTTGCACCACCTTTGTTTTCTAGTGAACCCATGCCTCTAGAAGAGACACCAAGTTTACCACCGTCTTTGATTAGTGCTTTCGCAATTTCCCCCATAGGAGTAGACAACAATTTTGCCTCACCAACGAAGTTCTTTCCATTAGCTTCAAGTTTTGTGATCATGTGCGATACCCTGTCAAGATTGACAGTAGGGCCTTCTGGATGTCCAAGTTCCCCAAACGCACGACCTTCAGCAACAAATTCTTTGTTATACCGAGCGACTTCTTTAGTAAGTACGCCCATTGGATAGACACGACCATTTCTGTTTTTCTGGTCGGCCTGCATAAAGATTCCACGAATCTTCATATCTTTACCACCACCGTCTTTATCTTCAGTGATGTATTCTACTTCTTGTATCTGTTCTGCAATAAGTTTCATGTTAGAACCCCGCCGAAACTATTGGGGTAATTTTAAAATCGGTTGCACCACGCATTCCGACCCCAATATCTGTATGGATAATAACACCAGAGTTTGCATTAATTCTTATTGAGCCTGTATCGCCATCATCTGCAGCGTTTCTAATTGTAACTGCCGCCTTTGAACCATTATTGAATACATAATGTGCAGTAGCGGTTTTACCCTTAGTTGCTCCAGTGGCCAGTGCTTCTTCTGCTCCGATTATTTTCATGTTACTCTTCCTATATTGATAGTACTTCTGCCTCAAAATAGTCCAAAAGTTTCTTTGGCGGAACTTTGAACTTCTTTGAAACACTATTTATTGTTTTGTCAAAAGTATTTAGGAAATCTGAGGGTTTAGAATCCATTTCCTTAAAAATAGCGTCAACAGCTTCTTTCATCTTAGGAGATAACTTCTTATACTCCTTAGATGATTTGTGTTCATCCTTTTCTGGTAGTTCTTGTGCGAACTGAGAAAAAGGTTTACTCACTATCTTCTACCTCTGGTACATGGTGAGTTACAAATGTTTTTGCAACGTCCTGTCTTTTTGTTTCTAATGCGTCACCAACTTTGGCTGCAAGTGCATTATTGAAATGTGTCTCTGCTGAGAGATTATCTCCATCTCCAATAGCGCTAACAAAATCTTTTACTGTGTCCATCATTTATCTCCTTTTGAGGGGTCATTATGTGCAAACATACCATCGTCATCTCCACCCATTTCACCACCTTCTTCATCTTTAATTTGGTTTTCAACTTCTTCAATTTCTTCATCATTCATACGAAGAACTTGTTTGCGTACATATTCTTTAGAGAAGTATGTACCCACATAACTTTCAATTTGTCCGAGCATATCTAAACGGTTCTGTAGAATTTCTGCATTCTTCAACTCTGTAAAGTGTCCGTCTTGCATAAAGTCAAACTGGATATGTTCTTTCATCATATCCCATTCTTCCATTGCAATAACACCTTTGAGAACCAACTGTGTTTTTAGAATATCCATAAACAATACTGAAAACTTCTTACGAAGCTTCTGTACAAACTTTGTAAACTTCAGTTCGTCACGAGTAATGTTATCAGAACGTCCAATACTGAATGAGTTCTCTGCCTCAAGTCTTGAGATAGGAACATTTAATGAACGATATAATTTGTTTTGGAAGTACTTGATATCATCAATCTCACCAAGGTTTGAACCGCCCGGCAAAGTTGTAATCTCTGTACCTCTACCACCTTCTCTACGAGGTAGCCAAAAATCTTCCAACATAGACATATGATTTCTATCGTCACGAATTTCGCCAGTTCGTGCATCATACACCAACTTGTTCCGATAACGATTCATTACGTCTTTCAAGTATGCTTCTGCTTTGACTTTAGGTAAGTTACCAACGTCAATGTAGAAGATACGTCTTTCAGGCGCACGAGAGATACGATAGATAACCAACGCATCTTCAATCATACGCAACTGATTGACAGGTTTAATTGCTTTATT